ATGAAAATAGCTGAAAATCTAAAAAAATTCAGAAAACAACAAGGCTTGTCACAAAAAGAGCTTGCTCAGGTTGTAGGCGTTAATCAAACAATGATTGCTCATATAGAAAACGGTGTAAAAATCCCCTCGCTTGCGGTTAGTCTTGAATTAGCAGCCGCACTCAACACAACTGTTGATGAGCTTTGCAAGGGGGCATAAAAATGGCAAATTGTAAAGAGTGCTTGAATTACTATATCTGTGGCGATATTTGGAATGATAAGGCAGAACGCTGCAAACATTTTAGAGACCGCAACCACATTGTAGAGCTGCTTTGCAATGTAGGTGATACAGTATGGCTGCTTGACGGAAAGTTCGCCTTTAAATCCAAGGTTGATGAAATCAGAATTTTAAGCGAAAGCAGAATTTTATATCATTGTGAAAATGCTTATGATTGGTTTGAAAAATCTGACTTCGGTAAAACCATATCTTTAAGGCCAGAAGATGCTGAACTGATGATAGGAGGAAATTATTAATGATTGGCAAGGTGTTATACAGGTATACGGTAATAGGAAATATCAACAACCGTGTGGTGCTTGCTCATAACCCAAAAGCTGTTGAGCCCTGGGTAGTCTGGTGGCTTGACCGTGACGGTGATCCTTACAGCGGAAGTTATTTTACAAACCGTGCAGATGCGGTCAAGGAATTTATTAAAAGATCGTTTTAGGAGTGTTACTAATGTATAAGAAAAATTGCAAACGCTGCGGTAATGACTTTATCTCTCGGTCAGCTAAGGCTCGATACTGCCCTGAGTGCGTGCCGGTTATTAAACTTCGATCACTAAAATCAAAAAATAAAGAATTGAATCGCGCTTGCACTGATGACACGGAGTTTTTAGTCAGCATCTATACGGCACGGGGGGAGTCACCAAGCAGGATTGCATCAGACCTCGGTCGCAGCGAGGAGAATGTTCTCGAGATTTTAAATGAAGCCAAGGAAAGCGGAAGATATGACGAGCATATTGAGCGACATATAGCTTATGCCGGAGATACAAGGATAATCAAGGAGGAAATATGCAAAGAATGACATCAAAACTGAACGATTTTGCTCCCGTTTTATATGTAAATAAAGAAGGGAAGCATCTCACCCCAGCGGAAATATCAGTAGGTCAGACGCGAGAAGTACTACAAAGACTTTGCGAATACGAAGAATCCGGATTGTCGCCTGAGGAAATTATAAAATTAAAAAAATCCGCCAACATCAAAAGATGTCAGCGGAAGTGCAACTTAATAAACTACGGTTATACTCGGGAAGATATTACAAAAGCAATAAAACGAATCAAAAAAATTAAGACTTGATTTCGCCGATATCAATATTTGCTTCTTCAAGTAATTTTGCTCTTAATTGTTCGTGATATGAAAGTATAGCACCGATTGCAATATTAGTTGCATGATCATTGGCATACTTTGTTTCAAAAATATTTTTCTTAATTTGTTCTAAAGTACTAACAGAGAAATTATTGTCGTTCTTTAAATTCTCTGTTAAGAGTATATTAGCAAACGATGTTGCACTTGTCGCTATATCAAACAAATTTATATCCATATAGTTCACCCCCTATCTTTTTAATAATACCACAAAGCCGAAACCGCCGCAAGGCGGTCAGCAGGAAATGACCTCCCTGCTCTGACGATGGCAGGTCAAAAGGATGTGATTTATTGATTTATCTTACAGTCAAAGAAGTTGCCGAGTTGAAAGAATGTTCAACTCAATATATTAAAAAAATTGTTTTGGATGGTTCTCTAAAAAGTGAAGTATCTGCTAATAAAAACAATCGTAAAAAGTATTTAATACCTTTGAACGAATTATCTTATTCGGAGCAACTTAAATATTATAAATATCACGCAATAGCAATTCCTGAAGATTTATTGCCGGTACAAAAAGCCGAGCGACCTCATAAGGAATTTGATGAATTTACAGCTGAACAGCGAGAAGAAATTGCAAAATGGATAAGAATACTTAACGCTTGGGATGAATATTGTGCTACATCAAAGCTACAGAAAGTAGCCGCAACTGAAAAATTCGTCCAACTACAACAAGTGGCTAATTCTGATCTTAATATTTCAAAAGGCATTTTATATCGCAAGAAAAAGGCTTTAAAAGATGATGACCTTGCAGGGTTACTTGATAACAGAGGGTCGTGGAAAAAAGGGACATCATCAATACCTGAAGAAGCTTGGCAGTGCTTTTTGAGCTTTTATCTTGATGAGGCTCAACACCCGATTAAAGCTTGTTACGAATACACGGAAATGTGGCTTAAAAGAGAAGCTCCACAGTTCCTTCCACTACCTGCTTACGCATCATTCTATCGCAAAGTGCAAACGGCAATACCTAAACCTGTTGAAATAATGGGGCGTGAAGGTATGAAAGCATTTCGTGACCGCTGTGCTCCATACATCAAGCGTACATACGAGGGTATGGCAAGTAACGAATGGTGGATTGCAGATAACCACACATTTGATGTGCAGACGAAAGGCGAAAACGGAAGTATCCACAGACTTTATCTTACAGCATTTTTTGATGCACGCTCAGGCATTTTTACAGGTTGTTATGTAACCGATGCGCCGTCATCGCAGGCTACTTTGATAGCTCTACGAAAGGGCATTGTTAAGTACGGAATTCCTGAAAACATATATGTAGATAACGGTAGAGAGTTTTTGACATTTGATGTTGGTGGACTTGGTCACCGACTTAAGAAAAGTCAAAAAGATAAGTTTGCACCGCCTCCCGTTTTTGAACGACTCGGCATTAAAATGACAAATGCCATCGTACGAAACGCTAAGGCAAAAATCATTGAAAGACGATTTCGAGATGTTAAAGACAGACTTTCAAGACTGTTTCCCACATATACCGGTGGCAATGTTGTAGAACGCCCCGAAAGGCTTAAAAAAGTCATTAAGGACAATGATAATATACCGACAGATTATGAGTTCACGCAGGCTGTTGAGGACATCTTAACATACTATATGAACGAAAAACCTTACAGCGGTGCAGTTAACGCCGACAGCGGTAAAACCCGAATGCAAGTGTATCGTGAACAACTCAAAGAAAAGCGAGTGGCATCGGAACTTGACCTTAATCTTATGCTTATGCGTAGCACAAGAAGTCAGAAAGTCGGCAGGCGTGGCGTACATCTTACCATTGCAGGAGAAAAGATTGATTACTACAACGATGAGCTTATACTCAATTACTTTGGAAAGGAAATGTATTGCAGATATGACCCTGAGGATATTTCAACAGTTAGAGTGTATGACTTAAATGATAACTACATAATGACAGTACCTGTTGATAATGATGCGGTACTTACTTACGGTTCATCTAAAGACGCAGTCGGACAGGCTTTACGCAAAGTCAGAAGTCTTGAAAAGCTCACAAAGCAGGAGCTTAAAGCAAGTCAGATTACCGCACTCGGCAAGAAAACGGCTCTTGAAATTGTGCTTGCCGCTGCCGAAGAAAACAAGGCAAAAGCAGAGGAAATAAATCCGAAAGTGATTTCCGTACATCGTGCCGATGAAACGGCAGAACAGTTGCCTGTGGCAGTCGGTCAGAATAACATAGTAAAAATTGATAAAGCAAAAATGATCAGGAATCTTGAAGAAAGACAGAGGGAGGAATAAATATGTCAATCAATCCTGAATTACAGCAAAAGCTAAGAGATTATATTAAAAACGCTTGCAAAGGCTCGCAAAACCAAGCGGCTAAAGCACTTGGTTGGTCACCTGCGTATATTTCAACTTACCTTAAAGGTGAATTCAAGGGTGATTTAGCAAAGTTTGAATCGTCACTGTCAGAGGCTTTTGCAAACAAAAACGCAGCGGAAAACCTCAAGAGTGCAGTTGTTACAGGTACATATAAGCCAACAGGCATAAGCGAGGGTGTGTATGAAACAATCCGATTGTGTCACCTCAAGGGCGGTCTTGCTATTGAATGCGGAGATGCAGGAATCGGAAAGACTATGGCTTGTAAGAAGTATGCAGAGGATTTTCCTACTTCGGCGATATATGTTACCGTTAATCCTTGTCTGGTTACTCTTAACGCATTTTTAAAGCTGATGTGCCGTACTCAGAAGATTACGGCAAGCGGTCGCAAGGATGAAATGTGGATGAGGCTGTCAGACAGCTTTGCAGGAGAACGCAAGGTGATTATCATTGATGAGGCTCAGCACCTTCCTATAAAGACTATTGAGGCAATCAGAGCTTTCTTCGACAGCAACCCCACACTCGGTATTTGCCTTGTCGGCAACATTGAAACCGTAACCAATACAGGCAGAAGTAAGGAGGCTTTCGCTCAGATAAGAAACAGAACAAAACTTACTGAAATCAGACACACAACATCAATTACTGCAAATGATATAGCGTTGCTTTTCCCACCTGTTGCAGATGACGAAAAAGCAAAAGGTTTACTGCTCGGAATATCTCGCTCAGAGCAGGGTATTCGAGGAGCAAGCAATGTATTTTCAAATGCAGTTGACAACGGCAATATTACATATGACGGTTTACTTGCAATGGCTAAAGCCATGAAAATTAATGTTTATGGAGGAATTTAAAATGAGTTTAAAGAGAATTATGTTGTATGTTTTAACAGGATTTTGTATGGGAGCAATTACCCTTGCAATGCTCGAAAAGATGGGATTTCGCATAGCTTCATATGGCGTTGAAATGCTGTTTATCCCTTGTGTAGTGCTTTGTATCTGCTTTGGTTGGGCATTAAAAACAGATGTATTAAGACTATTTAGGAGGAATAAGAATGTTAATCCACGCAGAAAATGAAAAGCAAAAAGAAGTTACAGCAGTACATATTTGTAAGGGCAGCATTTGCGGAAACTGCCTAAATTACCATAAAGGTATTCTTAATTGGCAAATAGGCTGTTGTATGTGTTCACGCACCCCAGTAAAAAGATATGATTATTGCAGCTTATTTAAGGAGAATAAAAGGTGACTAATGAAGATTGGAAAAAGGTTGATAATGCATTGAAGTCGGTGTTTTCACCGGGAGCTAAGCTGCTTATTGACGGATACGAAGTAACGCTTATACTATGCCAAAAATCGCAATTTCAAAACGCTATCGCAGTCTATATCAACGGAAGTTTTAAAGGCAAATGGCTCGTTGAAGACTGCGAGGAACGCAGGCGTTTCTTCTGCTGTAAAAAACGAACTCTTGTTAAAGAAAAAGACTTTAAGGCTTGCGGAATACGCAGCAAGAAAGGCAAAAAAGAATTTGCTGACAGATACGCTTACAACGAGTATTTTTCGTATTGGACAAACTTTAGTGAAATGAAAAAGCACTTTATTGATAACAACAATAGTATTGAACTTTATAACGAGCGGAGTTAATCCGCTCTCCTTAATGCAGCTCCCTTAGGAACGGTCACAAGCCCGTAAAATGCAGAGTGAGGAACACACAATTCAAAAATAAATTAGGAGGTAAACACATATGGAGACATCAAAAAAGATATGTAAAAACGGCTCAATTACTTTGCCAAAACAAGTTAGAGCCGAGGCAGGATTGTTCCCCGGCAACGCTGTTAATATTAGCACTTCGGCTGACGGAACGGTAACAATTAAGCCGTCAGCTCCCTGTTGTCGCTTTTGTGGAACAGTTGAAAATGTAATCGTTGCTGACAATGTTGTTATTTGCCGCAAATGTGCTGAAAAATTACTTGCAAAGGTGGATGTAACAAATGACTGATTTAAGAAAACAGATTGATGAGCTTGCAGCAATTAAAGCAGAAATGAGCAAGCTCAAGGAGCGTAAGGATAAGCTTGAGGCAGAAATCATTATGCAGTGCACATCAGACCTTGAGAATACAAAATACAAGAGTATTCATTATGCAGGTGAAAGTTGCGATTTAACCGCCGTTACAGCTGAATCACTCAAGATTACATACAATACATTTTTACCGCTGATTTTCGGTAAGGCATATAAAGATGCAGTCACAGAGAAGACAGAGTATTCGCTCTCAGCTCTGGCTAAGCGAATGCTTATCGGATTGTGGAAAGGTAATTATGTTAAATGTACAGTGAATGAAGTAATTGGGCAAATGAAAGGTGTTTCTGACGAAGAACGCAAACAGCTTGCAAAAAAATGTAAGGGTATTAATTACGATAAAGATGTAAGCAATATTATGAAGTTTACTTCCTTGTCAGAAGATGATGCGAAAGAATATGCTTATCTCATTTCAGAAGCTAAGGTGTGGCAGGATTTTAAAAATATGCTAATTCTCAACGGTGTAAATGAAAATGAAATTGATGACTTACTTATGAAAATTCAGAGTGCCTTTGTGGTCGAGGACAGCACAAAAATCTCTTTGAGTTGAGGTGATTGACTTGTTAAAACCACAGCAAACACAACGAATATACGCTATGGGTGCAAGGCTCGGACTTGTTGAGAGCGGCAATAAAAATGACTTGCTGCACGAGCTTGTTTACAGCATAGCACGAAAAAGCAGCGTACGAGAGCTTGACGAACAGGAATATAAAAAAGTCATTGCAGACCTTGCAAACAGGCTCAAAATTGCTAATTTATCTGAACCACAGACGGTGCACCCATTCAAAGCCAAAAAGCGTGAAGAAAAAGGTATTGGCAAGATGTCAGACGGTCAGATAAGGAAAGTATGGCAGCTTATGTATAGTCTTGAAAAGCTCGACAAAAAGCCGTCAAGTGCAAGACTCGGTGACCGCTTATGCGGTATAATCAAAAAAGAGTTACATATTGACGCTGTACCGAAAGAACCTTTTGCGTGGCTCACTTATCAGCAGGGTGTTAAACTGATTGAAATACTAAAAAAATACATTGCAAATGCTCAAAGGAGGAAGGACGGTGGAAATACATCTTGACGATCTCATAGGCACTCAGCGTGAAATAGCTGAGGTAATAGGCATTGAAAACTATATTAAGCTGTGCAAAGCCTTCGGCGGCGATACTGTGTATATTCAAAAATATACAGAACTGCAAAAAGTTGAACGAAATGCCGAAATCAAAGCAAAGTACAACGGATACAACAGCAGTCAGCTTGCAAAAGAATATGACCTCTCCGAAAGATATGTCAGGCTGATATGTTCAGGCGGACAGCTTGACGGTCAGCTTAGTATCTTTGACGATTAGGAAATAAATTAAGGATATTTTTCCTCTACGAAATATCCGAATTATAAGGTATTATTGAGTTAGAAACTTGATAATACCTTATTTTTTATGGAGTTGAAAATATGAATTTTACGGCAGACACTTGGTGGTTGTTCGGTCTTATTGTCACAGGAGCGATAGCAATTATCGGCTTTTTTCTTAAGCGTACAATTAACGAGGCTGACAGACACGATAAAGAAATCAAAGAAATTCAGCTGTCTTATGTGACCAAGGATGAGCTGAAAGATGTCAAAACAGATGTAAACAAAGCTATCGGTAAATTGCAGACAGATGTTGAACAGATTAAAGATACTTGCTTAACTAAAAAAGATTATTACAACTCAATCAATGAGGTTAAAGATGAAATCAAAACACAAAACAAGCTGATTATGGAGCTTATCAGAGGAGGAAGAAATAATGATTGAAGATGCAGAAACATATATGCAGAAAATCAAGGCAAGAAGGTTTGTTGAGAACAATGGACAGGTTCTCAGAACAATTAACATTCTCCGTGTTGGCTATGAAAAGCTGACGGATGTAAAATATGCACTGTCCGACATTTCAGAACACGATTTCCTTGATTCAATAAATTACCTGTTTCTTTCCGAGTATATTATGCTCAGAAAAATCAAGAGTAAAGAACCTGCCGACATTGCAGATGTTCAATATGAAGAGCTTGAGGCAAAGTTATCTCAGAAAGGTATTAAGCTGCTTGAGGGCAAGATTAACGATAACTCCGTAGAGGTGTGACTATGAGCAGAAACAACCGCAGGGCTTGCGGAAAGATTGACAAGTTGCCTGCCAACCTTAAAGACACAGTGGATCAGATGCTTGTCAGCGGTCAAACTTACAGAGAAATCGTATCATATCTCTCTGAAAACGGCGAACAGCTCTCTCAGGCGGCGGTAAGCCGTTACGCATCACGCTTTCTTGCAAACGCTCAACAGCTCAGAATAGCACAGGAAAATTTCAGAATGATACTCACAGAAACAGAGCGTTATCCCGAACTTGACCCTGCCGAGGCTATTTTACGAATGGCATCTCAAAAAGTTTTTGACGCTATTGCAAAGCTTGATGAAGGTCAGTTTGATGATGTGTCAGCTGACGACCTTTTAAGGCAGGCAACAGCACTTGCAAGAGCAGTTGCTTACAAACGCAAAACAGACATTGATGTCAAGTCAGACAAGCAGATTGCACTTGAAGAAAATCAGAGTCTGCTCTACGAAACAATTAAGAAAAGTAACCCACGCTTGTATAACGAGCTTATGGACGAGATTACAAAGCTTAAAAAACAAGCTAAGGAGGCTTAGTATGGAAAAATACGAATGGTATGTACTACATGTCAGAACAGACTGTGAGATTGATGTTGCAAAAGCTTTAGAAAAGCGAGGCTTTTCAACTGCTGTGCCTGTTGAAAATCGTATTATCCGCAAGGGCGGAAAATGGATTAAGAAAACATATATTGTCTTTACAGGTTATGTTTTCGTTTTTATGCGATACAGCTGGTCAAAATACTACGCTATGAATAATATCAACGGAATAATTAAAATTCTTGGCGGAGGTCAGACTCCTATTCCGTTAAGCGAGAGTGAATCAGAGTTTGTTCTCAAGTTATCGGATTTGCTCTCTGAACCGTCAGTTTTAAAATTTAATGACGACAACAGTTATAAAGTTGTCAGCGGATTTTTGACAGAGTACAAAGATAAAATCGTTAAAATCGAACGAAGATACAAGAAAGCGACAGTCAAAATTACTGTTGCAGGAGAAGAAAAAGAAATAAAGGTGTCTTTTGTTGAAGACACAGAACAAATGCCGGAGCAGACAGCGGATTGATTCGTCTTCGCTTGATGAATGGTTGTTATATGCTTTGTACCGATAACACTTAAAGTTAGCGGATGGCGAAGCTTGCATAAAACGGTATTTAAACTTATTTTAAGCACCCTTTAATGGGTGTTTTTATTTCGGAGGTGAGTGCGAATGGATAAGCTGTCAAAACTTGAGCAACTGCTCAAGGATACAAACACAAAGCAGGATTTTAATATAGTTGAAGATTTAAAGTCACTTGCTCTTTCCTATGGAGTTGTTAAGTCAAGAGAGTTCAGAAAGAAATTAAATGCTCTTATTACGAAATACGAAAACGACGAACTGACGGCAATTCGTCAGTCACTCATTAAGAAGTGCCAATGCGGAGATGTTCAGGCTATTAGGCTCTATGCAGACTACTTCAAGCCTGAAACAGTTGCAGCCGTTGATGACGGATTGATTGAGGCACTTGCAGGTGCAGGAAAGGAGGCTTTTAAGGATGAAATTTAAGCCTTTTTCAAGAAAGCAGCTAAAAGTCCTTTCTTGGTGGAAAGTTGACGGAATTAAGGATAAATACGATGCAATAATTGCAGACGGTTCTGTCCGTTCCGGCAAGACTGTAAGCATGAGTATATCTTTTATCTTTTGGGCAATGGCAACATTTGCCGACTGCAACTTTGCCATATGCGGTAAAACCGTAGGCTCTTGCAGGCGTAATGTTATTAAGCCACTTATTAATATGCTTAACAACCGTTATGACATCAAAGACAAGCGGTCGGAAAACTTGCTGACAGTCAGTAAAAACGGAAAGACAAACACTTTTTACATTTTCGGCGGTAAGGACGAAAGCTCACAGGACTTGATTCAGGGTGTTACGCTTGCAGGTGTACTCTTTGATGAGGTTGCACTTATGCCCCGCTCTTTTGTTGAACAAGCTCTTGCTCGTTGCTCGGTTGAGGGTGCAAGATTTTGGTTTAACTGCAACCCCGATAATCCTGCTCATTGGTTTTATCAAGAATGGGTTTTAAAGGCTGAGAATAAGCACGCTTTGCGGCTTAAATTCTTAATGGACGATAACCTTAGTCTTTCTGAAAAGGTTAAGCAGCGGTATTACAGCCTTTATCAAGGCACATTTTACCGCCGCTTTATCCTCGGCGAGTGGGTTATTGCAGAGGGTCTTGTGTATCAGGACTACAATGACCATATCAAAGAAAAACTGTGGGACGGCAACCCCGATAAGCTTGTCGGTCGGTGGTACATCTCAATGGACTACGGTACTATTAACCCTTGCTCTATGGGACTGTGGTGCGTTACCGATAAAGAGGCAATCAGAGTTGACGAATACTATTATAACAGCCGAAAAGAGGGTTACCAACGCACAGATGAAGAGCATTATGCAGAGCTTGAAAGGCTTGCAGGCGACAGATACATTGAATATGTAATCATTGACCCATCAGCTGCATCATTTAAAGCTACAATCAAAAAGCATGGCAAGTTTTTTGTTAAGTCGGCGAAAAATGATGTGCTCAACGGTATCAGAACAACAAGTCAGATGCTTAATGACGGTCGCATTAAAATCGGCGTTAAGTGTAAGGCATCACAAGAAGAGTTTGGTATGTATCGTTGGGACGATAAAGCCGAAGAAGATAAGGTCATTAAGGAAAACGACCACGCAATGGACGATATACGCTATTTTGCTTATACGATAGCTAAGCGTGAGTTTAAATACAAGGAGGTGAGCAGTTGAAAAGGCGTGCTAAATATGTTTTTTTAAGTTGGCTGAGGAGTATCGTAAACAAACTTGACCCCGAAAGCGCTACGAACAATTATCAATTTGATAATATGGAAGAAGCTATGGAAGTATGGCTTGAAATATATGCCGATGAGCCGTCTTGGAGCAAAGATTGCCACAACAAGACACTTAACCTCGGTGCAACGATAGCATCTGAATTTGCTCGATTGATTATGATAGAGTTTGAGAGCAAAATAACAGGTTCAGAGCGTGCGGATTATTTGCAGGAACAGTACGAAAGATTGCTTGAACAGCTCAGGGTAAGGCTTGAGGCAGGTTGTGCTGTGGGCGGTATAATGTTTAAACCGTATGTTAGAAACGGTGTAATCCTCCCCGATTGCGTCACGCAGGACAAGTTTATCCCTCTTAATTACAGCAACGGCATAATTACCGCTGCCGTGTTTTTTAATCAAGAGGTAAAAGGCAAAAACTATTACACAAGAGTCGAAAAGCAGACTTACAGTTACGAAAGCAAATCACACACGATTGAAAGTCATTTTTTTGTTTCGTCAAGTCCCGATAACATCGGAGCGGAAATAAATCCTGAAAATCTTGGCAGCGAAATGTGGTCAAAAATTGACCCATATATAGTTATCAATGATGTTGACCGTCCATTGTTTGCTTTTTGGTCTGTACCTTTTGCCAACAACATTGAAAGTGACAGTCCCTTAGGTGTGTCTGTTTACAGCCGAGCAATTAAGCTGCTTAATGAGGCTGACTTGCAGTGGGATAGGTACTTATGGGAATTTGAGGGCGGCGAGCTTGCAGTTGATGCAGGCGAAGAAGTTCTCCGACAGCGACCGGGCGAAGGTACACTTGGAACACCGTCAACCCGTGACAGGCTGTTTCGTAAAATTAGCATTGATGCAGATGAGAACAAGGATAAGTCTTTTTATGAAGTCTTTAATCCGACTTTGCGTGATGATAACTACGCTAAAGGCTTGAACGAAATAAAAAGACAGATTGAGTTTAACTGCTCCCTTGCTTACGGCACATTGTCAAACCCACAAAATGTTGATAAGACAGCAGAAGAGATTAAAGCCTCAAAACAGCGTAGTTATACGGCGGTGTCGGATATGCAGCACTCTCTTGAGGCGGTGCTTGAGGACTACATATATGCGTGTAACGCTATGACAGATGCTTGTAATCTTGCTCCGTCAGGTGAGTACGAAGTCAGCTTTAATTGGGGTGACGGCGTGCTTGAGGATAAGGACAAGGAGCAGGCTATTCAGCTTAACGAGGTCAACAGCGGTATCCGCAAAAAGACGGATTATCTCAAATGGCGTTACGGAGTTGACGATAAGCAGGCGGCGGAGATGTTGCCCGACAGCGGAGTGCAGAGTTTTTTTAACGAGGGTGGTGCTTAATGCTTACACCTGAACAGCTTGCTCACTGTGCGGATGACATATTAGAACTTTATTCTAAGCTTGAGGAGGCTATTGTTCGTGACATAGCACGCAGAGTGGCTAAGACGGGAACAATGACCGATACAGCAATATGGCAAACACAGCATATGCAGGAACTTGGCACGCTTAACTCTGACATTTTAAACAGTATTTCAAAGTATAGCGGTAAATGCGAATCAGAGCTTAAAAAGCTGTTTGAAGACGCTGCAGTTACCGCAACAGAGTATGACAACGAAATATACAGAGCAAACGGACTTAATCCAAAGTCAATCAAGGTGTCTGATACTCAGCTGCAAATACTTGAGGCGGGCTACAAAAAGACTCAAGGGAATTTAAGCAATCTTACTCTGACAACGGCGGTATCATCTCAAACGAGCTTTATTAACGCTTGCAGTCTTGCAGAGCTTAAAGCTACAAGCGGTGCATTTTCTCCGCAGCAAGCTATTGTTGACGCGATAAAGCAAGTAGCCGTAAACGGTGCGGATGTGATATATCCGTCAGGGCATACGGATAAGCTCGATGTAGCGGTTCGCCGCAATGTTATGACGGGCATAGGTCAGACCACAGGACAAATTTGCCTTGCCAACGCTCGTGAGCTTGGCTGTGACCTTATGGAGATTACCGCTCACGCAGGAGCAAGACCAAGTCACTCATATTGGCAAGGTCAGGTTGTAAGCCTGAGTGGACGAAAAGGCTACTTGTCTTTGTCTGATATAGGCTACGGTTCGGGTGACGGTTTTAAGGGGTGGAACTGCAGACACGATTGGTATCCGTACTTTGAGGGCAGTACACGGATGTATGACGAAGAAAAGCTAAAGCAGATGGACGCTAAAAACATTCAGTACCCCGATGGCTCAATGCACACGCTGTATGAGGCAGAGCAGAAGCAACGAGCGTATGAAAGAAAAATTAGAGAGTCAAAACGCATACTTGCCGCTTATGACGAAAACATTAAAAATGCCGATGACGAAGCAATAAAAAAGGCTTATCAAAATATTTTTGATAAGGAATCTGTAAAGCTGAAAAAGCGTGAGGCTGAGCTTAACAATTTCTGCGATAAGACAGGTTTACTCAAGCGTAATGACAGAGTACAAAAGTATGGTTTTGGCAGGAGTACGGCTCAAAAAGCTGTGCAGGCAAACAAAAAACAAAAATTGAAAGCTGCTGCAAACTCTGCTATAAGAAATACAGGAAAAAGATTATCATTTAATTCAAATGCAAGTTTTGAAATAGTGCTTGACGGTTATGATGATAAAGTATTATTAGGACTTTCAAAAGCAAGTAAGAGAGTTGCTGAATTAGGTGGAAAAGACGGAAAAGAACATCTTTCACTAATAAATTTAGAAACAGGTAAAGAAGAATATTTTGAAGCTGGTAGCGAACAGTTTGTTGGCGGAAGCGACTTATTTAAATTCTTATCTGAGAATCCTAATAAAAAATATGCTTTTATACATAATCATAATGAGGACGGATATTTTTCAGAACGTGACTTAACTACTCTATTAACCACCGATAATATTACTATGTTTGCGGCTATAAGAATTGATGGAGTATGTTATGTTACCGAAAAAACTGAAACACTAAAAAATGTTTCTTTTTGGGATAAGTTATTCCCTGATGAGATTAACAGCTTGAATAAAAAATACAGAGATGGTATAATAACAGCAGGAGAACGCACTCGTATGCGTGAAGAAATAATTGTTGATGGACTACTAAAAAAATATACTAAAGGATTGATTGAGCTTGGATAATGAATGGGCTACACTTACAATAAAAGAGGTTCCGTTTTGGAGAGATGATATGACCCCAGAAGAGTATGACATAGAGAGGACATACTTTTATGAGAATTTTGATTCATATAAAAAAGGAACCTACATTCCATTGTGGAAACAGAAAGAATAACAGGCTTGATTTTTTAGTTTGTAACGCATTTTAATTAAAAATGTAAAGTTACACCACTAATCAATTAAAACGCAAATTAAACGAATTTAAACGGTATTTAAAGGGGTATTTGAAATACTCCTTTTACTTTTGCCCATATTTTTAAGAATTGGAGGTATCTTAATGGCTAAATACAGAAAAAAGCCTATTGTAGTTGAGGCACAACGCACGGATGAAACAGTTGTAATACACACGCTTGAAGGTGATATGACAGCAAGTCCGGGTGACTATATTATCACCGGTGTTAATGGTGAAAAATATCCTTGCAAGCCCGACATATTTGCAAAAACATATGAACCGGTAGAATAAAACAGTTTATAAGCTCCCGATTTTCGGGGGCTTTTAATATTACTCAAAAATAATTTAAACGGAGGTAAAACTATGGACTTAATGGAAATCCTTAAAGCCTTGTTTGGTGATGAGGCTCTGACATTTGAACAGTTTGCCGAAAAGGTAAACAATGCGGCAGATGTCAAGCTCGGCAACCTTGCAGGCGGTCAGTACATTGAAAAAGAAAAGTATGACGATGTGTCAAAGCAGCTCGAAACCGCAAACGCTAATCTTGAGGGTTATGACCCTGATTGGCAGACAAAGCTTGCACAGGCACAGGCAGACGGTGAGAAAAAGCTCAATGACTATAAGTTTGAGCAGGCTGTTGAAAATGCTATCAACAACGCAGGTGCAGCGGATTTGGTATCTGTAAAGGCTAATCTTGATATGTCGAAGATTGCACAGGGCGAAGACGGCAAAATCACAGGTCTTGACGAACAGCTTGCAGAGCTTAAAACGAACAAGCCTTTTCTTTTCAAGTCTGATGAACCACAGAAAAAGTTAAACCTCGGCGGACCCACGGGCGGTGCGAAAGCAAAGTCCGGCTCAAACATCAAGTCTGCCGTTGAAGACTACTATAAGAAATAAGGAGGACACAAAATGCCTATTACATTAGCAGAAGCAAGTGTCGGCAGAGCCGACAAGGTTACACAGGAGGTTATTGATACTCTCCGCCGTGGCTCACAGTTTATGGATGAGCTTACTTTTGATGATGCCGTATCTCCGGGTGTCGGAGGCTCAACTCTCACTTACGGTTATCTCCAGCTCCAGACCCCGTCAACAGCGGCAGGCAGAGCTATTAACAGCGAATACACAGCCAATGAGGCAAAGAAAGTCAAGAAAACCGTTGACCTTAAAATCTTCGGCGGTGCAAGCGAGGTTGACCGTGTTATTCAGGAGGCAACAACAAACGAAATTGCGTTTCAGCTCGAGCAAAAAACTCTTGCCACAAGAAACCATTTTCAGAACTGTTGCATCAACGGTTCAAAAACTGACAAAACAGTTGATTTTGACGGTCTTACAACTCTCCTCAAGGGAACAAGCACAGAGTACAACGCAGGCTCTGATAAGACAGTAGTTGACCTTTCAACAACTGCAAATCTTACAAGCAATTATCAGACTATGATTGATATGCTCAATGAGTTTATCGGTGGTATTGACGGCAAGCCAACATTCTTACTCGGTAACAGCAAGCTCATTGCAAAGCTCAAAAGTGTTGCTCAGCGTGCAGGATACCTCACAAGAGCCGAGGACGCTTTTGGTAAGACAGCACAGGGTTATGACGGTATCATTTTTTATGATATGGGCAACTACTTTGATGGTTCAAAGACTGTGCCTTGCGTGCCGATTTACGAAACAGGTGCATCAAGCTCAAAGGTAACAGGTCTTACCGACCTTTATGCTGTACAGCTTGGTCTTGACGCTTTTCATGGTGTATCCCTCAGCGGTTCATCAATCATTAAAACATATATGCCTGACCTTACTGCACCGGGTGCGGTTAAGAAAGCAGAGGTTGAAATGGTTGCCGCCGTTGCTCTCAAGAACACAACAAAGTGCGGTGTATTTCGTAACATTAAGGTGTCTTGATATGTTTGCAGATTATTCTTATTATACAGATTCTTGGGCAGGTACTTTGATACCTGCTCAGGAGTTTAACAGCTATGCTCGCAAGGCTGAACGCTTAATTAACTATATTGTCAACGGTGGAGTAAAAGAGGTTACAGATGAAGTCAAAAACGCAGTCTGTGCCGCTGCCGAGGTGGCGTATGAACTCCGTCAGAGCGTGGCAAATATTCCGCAAGGTATTAAGTCCGAGAACACAGACGGTTACAGTGTTACATACAAGGACTACAACGCAGATGACCTTGCAGACCGAGAAAAAAGGGCAATGTTTAAAGCTATCAGACAAGAGCTATACAACACAGGCCTGCTGTATCAGGGGGTATGCTGATGTTTACTAATCATACAACTATAACTCTTTTTTGCAGCAAAGCCTTAGGGCGTGAAAAGCTATGGAGCAAATACACCTTGCGTGATGTAAATTTCCATGGTGCAGACCAGCTGCTTGTGTCCGATAAGGAAGTCAAGCGCAGTGAGGAGTACATCATTCGTGTGCCACACTCGGCTCTTGAAAATTATGTTGACAAGGCAACCTACAAGGCAATGCCTGCCGATGAGGCTTACAACTGCTTTACGCTCAAGAAAGGCGATTATATCGTCCAAGGCGAGGTTGACTGCGATATATCAAACGCAGCGGATTTAATTAAAAACTATGACGCACTTGAGATTGTTTCTGTGACTGAAAATCTTAATGCAACTAACTATTCAAAGCATATTAAATTGGTGGTTAAATGATTATTAAACTGCTTTTTAACACAACTGAAACAATGCTTAAAGACCGAGGCTTGCAGGCTGAGGGCAAGGTACAAAAAATTGTTGACAGCGAAGTACTCCGCCGTTGTGACCCTTATGTGCCTTTTGATACAGGTTATCTTAAAAAAAGCGGTATCACAGGTACGAAAATCGGCAAGGGCGAAGTTGTTTACAATGCTGTATATGCTCACACAAACTACTATGCTAATGCAGGCAAAGGCAAAGAAGGCACTTCAAAGGGCGGTATGCGTGGCAAGTTTTGGTTTGAGCGTATGAAAGCCGACCATTTGGAAGATATTTTGAAAACCGCAAAGGAAAAAAGCGGAGGTAAATAATGGAAACATCAATTATTAAATCATTGTTTAAATGGTTTTGCGACTGTGAAATTCTTGAGGCTGATTCAGAGCTTAATGTAGATTATCTTGGCGAAGATGCAGAACAGTACAGCATTGAAACTGTGCCTTGCAAAACGGTAGTGAAAAGCTATATTGACGGCTCTGCTAAGTGTCAGTATCTCTTTATCTTTGCAAGCCGAGAATGTTACAGTCAGGAAAACGGAATTAATATGGCAAACCTTGAATTTTACGAAAGGCTTGAGGATTGGATTGCAGAACAAAACATAAATCGCAAATTACCTAAGCTGCCTGACGGCTGTACTGCTCAGTCAATCAAGGTTTTGTCATCAGGCTATGTAATGAACAATGATACGAAGACGGCAAGGTATCAAATACAGTGTCGTTTGGAATATACTAAAAATTTGGAGGTAAAAAATGGCTGAAGTAATTAGACAGAGAAGAATGCAGGCAAATTATCTTAACTGCAGTAACGGCAGCAAAGAAAAAGCATTTGCACTTTTGGGTGTCGGTGCAAAAACACTTGATGAAAATCCATCAGCTCAGACTAAAAGCCGTAAGTATGTATGCGATAAATCAGCAACTAAGTCAATCAGCGGATATGATTGGACTACTGCTTTTGATATTGACCAAATTCGCGAGCAGGACGCTATTAACTTTATTGTGAATATCGGTGAAAATCAGCTTGTCGGCGAAGATGCAGAAACCGAGTATGTTATCGTTGACCTTGATCAGAAGGAAGGTTCAACCGGTACATCATACCACGCACGCAAGTTTAATGTTGCTGTTGAGGTTGCATCTTTTACAAATGATGACGGCGAAATGGGCTGCACAGGTAACTTCCTTGGCAAGGGTGACCCTATTGAGGGTACTTTTGATACATCAACTAAAACATTTACTGCTAAATCTGCTTAAGGAGGCATAAACAATGATTATTAATAATGTAACACTTCCTGACATTGATGTAGCAGACGCACTTGAAATGGAACGCTACGAAAAGGCAAATGATACCGTAAGTGCAAAAATGAAACAGCTTGATACAAACGGTAAACGCAGGTCAGAGCTTATTCGTATTCAGTGCACTGCTATTTTTGAGTTCTTTGATGATGTTTTCGGTGAAGGTACTGCAAAAAAGGTGTTTGGTGAATCGGTAAATCTTACAACCTGCATTAATGCGTATGAGGGCGTTATTGTTGCGGTTAATAAGCTTGACAAGGCAGTCGGCGAACAGTATAAATCAAAACTCGGCAACCGTCAGCAGCGTAGAAATAAGCACAAAAATCATTACAACAACCGCCCAAAGATTGTTAAGTGATGAATATGCTTATTAATTCTGTGCCTGACAGTTTGCATATTGCAGGGGCAGAATATAAAATACATACTGACTTTAGCGTATGGATTGAGTTTGAGAAACTATTATCTGATGAAAGCGAAAACGCTCATAAAACTATTTCAGATATAAAAAATCTGATTTTCTGTGACAAACAACCTCCGCCACGAGCTGACGAAGAAACGGTAAATAAAATTCTTTGGTTTTATCGTTGCGGAAAAGAGCCACAGAAAAGCAGTCATACATCAGAAAAAGAGATTTTCAACTATGATTATGATGACGGTTATATATTTTCGGCATTTCTTGAACAGTATCACATTGACCTTGAACAAACAAAGCTCCATTGGTGGAAGTTCCACGCTCTTATGTTGTCATTATCAGACAGCACAGAGTTCGTGAAAATAATGGGTTACAGGTCAATAGAAATCAATTCTAAAATGACAGCTGCTCAAAAATCGTTTTATCAAAAAATGAAAAAGCAATACAAGCTGCCTCTCAAGGAAAAAGTGCAAAAACAAATTTCAAGCATTGAGGACGCACTTATTAACGGAGAAACGATTGACAACCTTTTGTGAAATTTATATAATATTGTTAAAGTTATATTATTTCACGAGGTGGTACTATGAAAAAGGTTTTAGCATTAATTATTGCTTTATCAGTGGCAACTATTTTCTGTGCTTGTGGAGGTAAACATTCTGTTGAAATAAATCCGAAAGGTATAAGTCTTTCGGAATTTAAAAAGTTAGAAATAGGAATGAGTTTAACAGAAGCAGAATCAATTTTTGGCGGAAGCATTGAGGAAGGCACAGTTATAGAGATTTCAGAAAAAGACAATTCAACAGATGATTACTATGAAAAAGTTTATGTATATAAAGTTGTTGGCGAAACGACTGGTTATGCAGAACTTGAATTCACATATCATAAAAGCCATGATAACTTTAATGCATCTATTAATGGATTGACAGCAAAAACTCAGTATGATTTGTCCGATACTCAACTGTCCAATGTTGAATCAAATTATTACATGTCTGAATCAAATAGTTTGCCTAATGATTCAATATCAAGCGACACATCTATATCTAAATATATTGAAAAACTTAAAAATGAATTTTCAACTGATAATGTAACACTTTTAAGTGGAAAATATAGTGATGATTTGTATTTTCTTAAACCTAAACAAGATATAGATATAAGTGTTGATTTAGGCTGTGGGCAATACAAAACAATCGACTTTTTAATGACATATAATAATGAAGATGAAGAAAAAATATGTTTAGATTTTTTCAGTAATGCTTTAAAGTCAGATACATTTAATTTTACCGATGATGAACAAAATATAATAATGTCAGACTATATCAAAGGAAATATTGATTTTAAAAATGACAACTTTAGTATTTTGTATACAAAAAGTGATCAAGAAAACATAATAGTAATTTGTATATTCTTTAGATAATGAAAAGCAAATCAAAAATTAAATGTCCTTACTGCGGTTATGAAATGCCCATATACTTTGACAAATCGTCAAGGTGTAGGGGCATTTTTGTATGCTGCAAGGGACGAAACTGTAAGAAACAGTTTGAAATCGTAATAAATGATAACAAAAATAAATAGGGTCAAGTAGAGCCATTATGTGCCGATGACCTCAACGCTTAAAGGTGGTGAGTAATTTGGCATATGATGGCTCTATTAAAATTGATACAAAAATAGATACAAGCGGCTTTAAGAGCGGTATTGATAAAATAAAATCAATTGCTCAAGCTGGCGTATCTGCTGTAACAGCAACGCTCGCAGGCATTACAGCCGCACTCGGTGCAGGAGCAACCGCAGCGGCAACAGTTGGCTCATCTTTTGAGGCTGCTATGTCAAAAGTATCTGCAATCAGCGGTGCAACAGGTGATTCTTTACAAAGTCTGACCGATAAGGCAAAAGAAATGGGTGCAAAAACAAAGTTTTCCGCATCCGAATCGGCAGCTGGTTTGCAGTATATGGCTATGGCAGGTTGGGATACCGAATCAATGCTCAACGGTATTGACGGTATTATGAACCTTGCCGCCGCTGACGGTTTGGACTTAGCAACAACTTCGGATATTGTTACAGACGCACTTACAGCATTTAACCTTAAAGCATCAGACAGTACACACTTTGCAGATGTACTTGCCAAAGCCTCAAGCTCTGCAAATACTAATGTATCTATGCTTGGTGAGAGCTTTAAGTATGTAGCACCTCTCGCTGGAACAATGGGTTACTCAGTCGAAGATGTTTCACTTGCCCTCGGTCTTATGGCTAATGCAAGTGTCAAAGGCTCTATGGCAGGCACAAGTCTTAAAACGGCTCTTTCTAACCTTGCCTCTCCTACAGAGGAAATGTCTAATGTTATGACGCAGTACGGCATATCTATTTCAGATGCAGAGGGCAACGCTTTACCACTCATAGATGTAATGAAACAGCTGAGGGAAAAATTCAGCGGCTTAAGCGAAACTGAGCAGGCAGCAGCTGCAAGCACTCTTTTCGGTAAAGAGGCAATGAGCGGTATGCTTGCTATCATTAATGCAAGCGACTCTGACTTTGATAATCTGACTAAAAAAATTAACAATGCTGACGGTGCGGCTCAAGCAATGGCTGATACAATGCAGGATAATTTGCAAGGTCAGATTACTATTCTAAAATCAGGACTTGAGGGCTTAGGCATTGAAATCTATGAGGGTATGTCAGCTCCTCTGCAAGAGGCAGCGGTTGAAGCACAAAATTATGTAAATCGTTTGACAGAAGCATTTAAAAGTGGCGGTCTTTCAAAAATGATTGAAGAAGCAGGAGCTATTTTCGGTGAGCTTGCAGTAAAAGCGGCTGAGGCTGCACCTGAAATGCTGAATGCCGCTGTTGACTTTTTGCAGGCTTTTGTTGACGGTATAGCAAACAATGCCGATAAACTTGCAAAGTCTGCTGTTAATATAATTCAGACTTTAATAACAAGCGTTATCGAACACGCACCTGACTTAATCAAAGCCGCAAAGGTTATTGTTTCAAAACTCGTTGATAATCTTAGTAAGCTGTTGCCTAAAGAACTTCAAGCACCCGTTAAAGAGGCTGTAAACACTATTAAAAAGTCGTTTGAAAACGGCGGTCTTAAAAAGGCTATTGAAAGCGTGAAAAACATTGTAGTCAACTTAGGTAAGGCTTTTACAAATGTAGCAAAGGTAGTGTTACCGCCTTTGTCTAAAGCAGTTGATTTTCTTGCTGATAATTCAGAGGTGCTGTTAGGTGTAATAACTTCTGTATACGCAGCATTCAAATCATATTCGATAATATCAACAGTTACAGCATTGCTTACTACCCATACGGCAGCGGTAACCGCAGAAAGTCTTGCTGAGGCAGCTGCACTAAATACTATAACCTTAAAACAAATAGCAGTAGGTGCATTAACAGGAGAGATTACACTTGCCACTGCGGCTCAATATGCGTGGAATTTAGCTATGAATCTGAATCCGATAGGAATAGTAATCACTGCAGTAGCCGCTCTTGCAGCAGGAATAGCAGCTTTGAATTTATGTGTTGAGCAAGAAACATCATCTGAGCAACTTCTTGCAGAATCGTATGAAGGAATAGCTGAAGCTTATGCTAATGTTGCTGACGGTGCAACAAATTATATTAACAGCCTTTCGCAGTCCGGAGATGCACTCGAAGGATTTAATGATGCTATCATTATTTCAAATGAAAGACAGTCTGAATTAACTCAAAAAATGGATGAAGTACAGACTGAAATTACGGAAATAGCTCGACACGCCAAAGAAGAACGAACAAGTCTGACTGAGGAAGAAATTCAAAGACTTGATGATTTATTCGCAAAGCAAAAGGAGCTTGCAGATGAACAGCTAAAGGTTCAGGAAGCTTATCAGGGTGTTGTTAAGGATATGGCTAAAGATTTAGCCGAAAATCACGATTTATCACTTGAAGAATATGAGGCTTACTCAAGTGAATATACCGCAACAGCAGAACAAACGAGAGATGACACTGTTAAAGCGGCTGAACAGCAAAAAATCAATTGGCTTGCAGAAAAAAGAGCTTTAATTGGTACTGATGAGCAATATACGGATGAATGGTATAACCAACAGCGAGAAGCCGCCAACAAAGACTATGATGCTGCAGTTGCCGAAGCTAATACACTTTGTTCCGAAACTCTCAAAATTTTACAAGATGGCTATAAAGATAGAGCTGATGGTTTAAAAACTTATTCCGAAAATCAAAAAAAGTATAATGAAGATATTGCAAGAGAAAACAAAAGAAGTAACGACAACCTTGTAGCACTTGAGCAAGCTAAGCAGGCTGAAATTAAAAAAGAATATGATTCAGGCGGTTGCGATACATTACTTATTGAACAAAAATATGACCAATTAATTGCAAATGAGTATTCGCAACATAATAAAAAATTGGCTGATATAAACGATAAATTCACAAAATCATTTGATACAAATCAACAGGAACAGCTTTCAACTTGGTTAGCTATGCTATCTCAAACAGAACTATACGGCGGTAAAATCTCAGATGAAGATAAAAAAGTTGTTGAAGATATTATTAACAATTATGACCAATTGCCTCCTGAATGCCAAGAGACCATGGATGAAGCTATGCAGGGAATGATTAACGGAATAAAAGAAAGATCACCTGAGCTATATGCAAGTGCTTCATCGGTTGCTGATAATATTCTTGCAATTTTCAAAAAGAAGTGGGATATACACTCTCCGTCAAAGGTATTCAGAAAAATCTTTAAGTATACTCTTGAGGGCGGCGAAATAGGTCTTGATGACGAAGCGCCGAAGCTGTATAAGCAAGCCGATGAGGTTGCATCGACATTTACAAATCGAATGAAAGCCGGTGTTTCCGCTGACAGTTTAGTATCAAAAATGCGTGCTGCCGTAGCAGAAGGTAAAAACTTTGTAGCAGAACAGCTCACTGCTAATGTAGTGCATACGGTCGATATGCAAAATACTGATAAACAAAAAGTAGTGCTACAAGGCAATATAGTAAATCATCTTGAGGTTGACGGCAGAGAATTCGCCGTTGCGACTGCTCCGTATATGTCAGAAGAATTAGCTTGGGAGGGTAATGATTTATGACAGAAATGACAGTTAATAACATTGATATTTCTAATTACAGTGCAAGACTGCTGAGTTATTCCGTGAGCGGTACTACGCTTACAAATAATGTTTCAGCTAATACAAATCTTGTGAAAATGCCTGCATTGTATTCTGCCGAATACGGAACAAGAACGCTGACTGTTACTCTTACATTCTTTCCTTGCTTGGACGGTTGTTCTGCAAAAGGAACAGAGATTACGGACAGATACGCAGCGGCGACCGATAATATTGCAAGGTTTGAGGCAGAACTAATCGGTAAAACAGTTGAAATAGCTTTGCCGGACGGATACATATACACTTCAATTGTTACTTCAATCTCCGCTGCTACATTTGACAGCAGCGGAGAACACGATGTAACTTATACATTTAATGCAATAAGACATAAACCAACTGTAACTGCTGATGTTGCTCCGAACGGTAAAATTTACTGTAAATCAACCACTCCTTGCAAATATAAACTTGTAGTTACATTGCCCGAGCAAAGCTCGTTAATTGCAGTATGCGGAATTGTTGTTATTAATATTGCTGCAAACACTCCTTTAGTAATTGACGGAGAACTTGGTTTAATTACGCTTGGCGGAGTTAATAAGTACCTTGACAGTACATTAATTGAGTTCCCTATTTTGTATCCGGGTGAAAATATAATTACTTGCAGTAACTCACAAGCAAAAATTCAGGTTGTTTATACACCTGTTTTTGTGTGATTTAAGAGGTGTTCAAATGGTATTAAAAATCTTTTACAACAATGAAGTAAAGCTATTTACAGATATTGACAGTACCTTTTGCGTAACAAAATCATACGGCGGTATGATGAGCCTGCAATTTGACATATCGCCTAAGCACAGCTTGTATAAATATTTTGCTTTGGACGGCGAAGTCGAATACGAAAATCAACGCTATCTGATTAAAAGTATCAACGAACGCAAGACTGTATCTACAATTGTTTGTGAGTTAAATCTTGACGACCTTCGTGCTGATATGTTTACGAGTTTTAATAAGACTACCGAGAGTTTTCATAATGTCTGTACTGAAATCCTTTCTAATACAGACTGGACGGTTAAAAACGATACACTTGTAGGAAAGCGCTGCAGCTTTGAACTTACTGATGTAACTGTGCTTGATATTTTAAATCAATGCACTAATTCTACAAGCTACGGCAATGTATATGAGTTTAATACAAAGCGAAAGGAAATAACTCTTATAAAGCCCGAAAACAATACTGAGCCTAAGGGAGTATATTTTACCGACGAATTAAATCTTACAGACTTAAACTTCAAAGGCAACTCATCGGGATTGGTCACAAGACTGTATGCATACGGCAAAGACGGCTTATCTATTGCAAGCGTTAATAACGGCTGTGACTACATAGAAAATCACGATTATACAGACAAGGTAATCAGCAGCGTGTGGCGTGATGAACGATATACTAACGCTCAGTCGCTTTATGATGACGCAGTTGTTAAACTTGCAAATATGGCACAGCCGGAGCAATCATATACCTGCAAGGTTATTGACCTTGCAAAGGCACAGCCGGATATTTACAAAGATATTTTTTCGTATAACTTGTATGATGTAGTCACTCTGATTGACCGCAACCGCAAGAGAAAACAAAACTTTCGCATTGTTGAACTGAAGGAATATCCTGCAAAGGCAATTTTGAATACAGTTACTCTTTCCTCAATTCCTGCAAAAGTCACAGGTAAACTGACAACTATTAATAATCGTATTACAGAGCTTAACGCTCAACAGCTACACGATAGAACTAAAGTAAATGAAATCAAGCAGGATTTAGACACAACAGTTCTCCATGTTGCTGAATCGTGGGCAAGCTCTGTTAATGAATCGTTGTTCACTCAGACCGCAGAGGGACTTTTTCTTGAAGTCAATAAAGTGGTTGGCACTAATCGTTGGAGTACGCTTTTACAGCAATCGGCGGAAGATGTGAGGATTGCATGGAATAATATCTCGGAATACATAAAGTTTGAAAATGCACAGCTTAATGTATATAACCTCGGAGATAAAAAGCTGATGTCACTTAATCAATACGGGCAAGACTTTTATTACAACGATAATGAAGTCGGCTCGGTTGGTACAAGCTCATATTTACACGATGACAACAAACGAGGCTTATCTTTTGACCTCAACAGCAATTCGGCGTATATGACGTGGGCATATATGAGATCAGACGATGCAGAGGCATTTACGATGAAACTCACATATACAGCTCAGAAACTCTCTGACGAATATGAGAAAGACCAACTGCACGCAGGTTGTGACTTGAATTTGCACAACAACTATTTACGAAAAGCGGTTTTAAGCGATTGGAAATTTGAAGGCGGTACTATTAGCGGAACTTTTAAAGGTTATTATGTTACATCGTTCAGAAGTGACGGTACAGCAAATACATGGAAAGAATTTACGCTGACATTCAAAAACGGAATTTTACAAAAAGCAACTTGGTAGGAGGTTATTATGAAATTTATCACAGAAGAAAAAACAGTTTGTGAAAACGATAAGGATAAAGCTCCTGCTGAATCCGAAGTCATTTTTGCAGAAGAAACAGGAGGCAATGATGAACATACAGCATTACAAACTTAATTTAGATTTGCTCAAAAATGCATCAACTCCGATTTTATACAGTCATCAATTAGACAAAAAATCAAGATTTATTGATGTAACATTGACTGCAAATGATGCAGAGGTCACGCTAGACAGTTCTATGACAGCAGTTCTTAACGCTGTAACAAACAATGTTATAGTTGCAAGTGCTCAAAGCTGCACAATATCAGATAATGTAATCGTTGTTGAGCTTACCGATAAAGTCTTATCTTTGCCGGGCGTGACTAAATGTGAGGTTGTGCTGTCTGACAGCAGCGGAGCTATTATCACCGCTCAGCATTTTATCGTTAAAGTCACAGAAAAGGCTATTAACGATAAATCAAAATTTGAGCCAACAGGTAGTACGCTCGCAACAAAAGATGATATAAACACAGCAATCGAAAAAGCAAAAGATGAAGTAATCACAAAAGCAGATTTAATGATTGATGATTATGATGAAGCTTATGTACAGCCTGCTCTTAAGAAAAAAGCGGATAAGGCGGATACTCTTGCCGGTTACGGAATTACAGATGCTTATGATAAAACATATTTGAATAAGGCATTAAATAATAAACTTATCAAAATGCCGTTTGATACCGTGCCTGCGGCAAACAGCCCAAATTATGTTACAAGCGGCACATTGTACAGCAGCGTTAATACTCTTAATCAGACTATTGCAAAAAATAAAACCGCTGCGGAAAGTGCTATTGCGGCAAAATATGACAGCTCAAATGTTGAGAGCGGTACGGGCAGTCTTACACCCGGACAGGCGATTTATGACGGCAACGAGGGCAGTTTTAACTATGTG